GCCCCACGGGCTTCTCGTGTGCCTCTCGATCGACGGTGAAGGCGGTCGCGCTGAGCTGCAGGTTGTAGAGCAGCGCGCGCAGGGCGGGGTCCGCCACCATCGCCTTCTCGACTTCGAGTGCGTATCCGTCGAGCCGCGCCTGCAGATCCGGCGTCGCTTCGCTCTGGATCGAGTCGCGCAGCTCGACCATCAGCTCGACCGTGCGGAACTCGGCACCCGCCGCCGCGCCGCCGTCCATGATGTCCTCTGCGTTGATCACCTGCTCCTGCCGGGTCCAGATGTTCGCGCGCGGCAGCTCGGTCTTCGCGTGGACGTAGGGGCGCCCGGTCTCGACGCCCACCAGCACCGCCGGCACGAGCGCGGTTTGCAACGAGCTCGTGCAGGTCTCGCGGATCTGCTGTCGTAGGTGATCGGCCAACGTCATTTCCTCCACGCGGATGAATACGTCCCAGACTTCGACTACGGGGTGCGCCATCTCGGTCAGTCCTCCGCATAAACTGGAGTGCCGAGATCCTCGACGCCCTGCGCGCAGACCATGCGCACCGCCCACTCGGAGAGCGGAGTCGAGCCCACGATGTCGGTCACGTCGAACTGCCGGCCGACCTGCAATCCCTGGTTGAATCCGTAGGTGGCCAGCAGCACCTCGGGATCGCTGCCCCGCTGCAGCTTGATCGCAGCGCCTGTCGCCTCGGCACCGCTGATCCCTGCCCAGGTCGCGTCGACCTGCAGGATCACGCGCGAGCGCGACGCCGGTGCGATCGTTCCGTTCGGGATGCCACCGAGAGAGAGCTGCGACCGATCGCCAGCGCCGACCGCTCGCACGCGCGCCTTCGTCTCCAGGTTGGCGTCGTATCCCTGCCCCGGATCATCCACGGTGCCGATGGTCTGGTGCCCGGTCGGGCGCAGCACTTCCGACATCACAGATCCCCCGCGAACGCTTCGACGAACCCGCTCTCGCGGAAGCTGCCCCGGCGCTCCAGCGCTTCGCGCAGCCGCTTGAGGAAGTCGTCGCGCCAGGCTCGACCCGCGGAATCGGTGTTCCGCTTCACGATGTCGAGCGCCGGCCCCCACTTCGTGCGCGGCACGGTCAGCTTCGCGTCGCGCTTCTCGTCCTTCCGCTGCAGGATCACGTCCTTCGAGCCACCGCGAGTGCGCCCAACCCACGCGCGCTCCACGAGCCCTCGGTTCGCGACGTTGACTCCGCCGCGCTTCCCGCCCTGCTTCCCGGCAGGGCGACGGTTCCGCTTCTTCTTCCCGACCTGGCGGTGCTGCAACGAGTGGTAGGGCACGTCCCGCTTGTTCACGAAAATCGTGGAAACGAGCTTGTCCGGACGCGCGCGGCGCACCCGGAGTCGCTTCTTCACTGCTGCGTTGGGAAGCACAAGGCGCGCGGCAATCTGCCCGATGGAGTCCCGGCGCGCCCCACGCGCAGTCGACGTGAGAGACTGCGCGGCCACGCTCGGCAGGATTCGCGTGCCCAGCGTGTCTAGGTACTGCTCGAGTTCGGAGAGATCGCCGCGCACGCCATAGGCTCGGTCTCGATCGCGCGGCATGACGTTGGGCTCACACCTCCTCCAGCACCAGCTCCACGATCTTCCCGTCGTCCTGCTGGCGCACCGCTCGCACCTTGTACTGCGTGCCGCTCCCCTTCGGGAACTCGACGCTCGTGCCGTTGCTCACCGCCGGCAGGGATTCCAGCGCAGCAGTGAGCACCGGCACGCCGCCGGCAACGTCGAGGCTCTCGTCGTAGTCCCGGTCGTAGAGCACGTCGACGTCAGTGCCAGCGATCACGGCCACCTGGCCGAAGTCGCCGAAGAAGATGTCGAAGCGCTCGGTGATCGGCACGGCTCTACTCCTGGTCCTCGTCGTCTTCGTCGTCGCCGCCCTCGCCCTGCTCGTTCGGATCCACGCCGCCGACCTCGCGGTCGACTTCCTGATCCGCCAGCGGGTTGCCCCCGAGCCTGCGGATCTCGTTCCGCAGTCCCGTGAGCAGGCGCGGGCGATTCTTGTCGTTCATCTCCTGCCGCTCCGCTTCCTGCATCGCGTTCAGGAGCAGCGCGTCGTCGCCCTTGGCCATCCCGCGCAGAGCGGGCGGCACCGTGGTCCACGGCGCGCGAAGGATGTCGCGCACCGCGTCGCGCAGGTTGTCGTCTTCCTCCGCTTCGGACGGGACGATGCGCCCGATCCCGACGAGCCGCTGCGTGCGCTGGTCTTCCTCGACCAGCTCCAGCAGCTCGCCAGGTCGCACGATGTTCCCCATCCCCATCGAGAACTCCTGCACCACGCGGAACGTCTTGTAGGTTCGCTGCAATCTCGGCACTGCTCGCTCCTCTCGTTTGTGCCGACCGGCGCGGGCGGTGAGTCGCTACACCGCCCGCGCCTTCTTCGCTTCGCTTCGCTGCACCACGCCTACGGCGTGATGTCCTGCGCGGCCGAGATCGCCAGCTCCTGACGCGGAACGAAGTCCATCGTCTGGTGCGCCGTGATGATCACGTTGTGGCTCTTCGGCTGCTTGTCGACGCTCACGTCGATCGCTCCCCACATGGCCGCGATGACCATGCCGAAGTCGAGGAACGCGAGCGTGTCCGCCGGGACGTTGTTGTCGAGCACGATGTCGTAGCCGAGCATCGACTTGCCGTCGTTGCTCAGATACTGCGCGGTGTTCGCGCTCTTCTCGGTGGACATCAGCTTGCCGATCACGGACGCCGCCGCGTGGAAGCCCATGCCCATGCCGATGGCGTTCGCACCGGCGACGTCCGTCCACAGCTCGACGATGTTCGGCCAGGTCAGAGTGCCGCCCGACGTCACGGAGCCGATGCCCGAGACGTTCAGATAGCCTTCGATCTGACCCGAGAGCCCGGTGCCCTGGATCCCCTGCCGGTTCGCCTCGATGCCGATGCCGAGCGCGAGGTCGGTGCGCAGGAAGTTCTCCAGGCTCACCGACTCCTGCTGCAGCAGGCGACGGCCGACCTGAATCCACGCGCCGATGTCGTGCGGACGGACGGCCACCGTGTCGAACTCGCCTTCGCTCTCGGCGAAGTCGGCAGTGCCGGACGTCGCAGCGGCGGGGCTGCTCGCGGTCTTGCGGCGCGGGATGTCCACGTCGCCCTGCAGGTTGTCGAGCGTCACGCCGCGCTGCAGGAGCGGAGCACCGGCGCGCAGCGCGTCGATGAACTGCCCGCTCAGCAGCTCGGTCGCGACCAGCTCGGGACCCTTGGTCGTCGTGGTCGTGTCGAGCGTGGCGCGCTCCATCATCTTCTGCGCGACGAGCTGCGGTGCGTAGCGCATCGCGTCGTTCAGCTCGCGGTTGCCGAAGAGCGCGACGGTGTCGACCTGCTCCTGCATCACGCAGCGCGGGACGTAGAAGCCGTTGGCGGGCTTCCCGCTCCGCTCCGCGATGTGCTCGGAGACTTCCAGCTCCAGCCCCGCCTCGTCCTGCAGCGCCTTGTTCGTCGGTTCGAGCTGCGCCTGGATCGCGCGGAAGAACGAATAGCTCTTGCGCTCGCGCGTCGTGAGATCCACGTCGTCGTGCCCGCCAGTCGCGCGCAGGCTCTCGCCCGGCTTCTGGTTGGCGAGGATCTCGTCCATCGTCTTCTCCGGGCTCCATCCTTCGGACAGAGCCCGGTCGACGAACTCGGGCTTCTGCCCGAACTGCGTGGCGATCTTGCGGATCCGCTCCGTGCGCTTCGCCTCGGTCGCCCGAGCATCCTGCGCGGCACGCTCCGCGATCACCTTCACGTCGACGCCGTTGTCGCCGCCGCCACCGCCGCCGGCACCGCCCTCCGGTGCGTGCAGCTTCTGGAATCGCTTGTTCATCTCCACCCCCCTGGTGGCTTCGAGTTGCACGTCTTCTTCTTCGGATCGCTCGGGCTCGCTGTACTCGACGGCCACGGGGAGAGCTTCGGAACTGGATTCCCGTCCGATTCCGACGCTGTAGTCCTCGGGGTCATTGATGAGTGCGATGTGGTAGGGCTCCCACTGGATCGCCCGCACCTCGTCGTACTCCGAGCCAGGTCGGCCGGTCACGCGGACCTTCGCCACCCGGTATCGGCACGAGACGTTGGTGCGGATCCCCTGGTTGATGAGATCCCGTTCGCGCATCGCCTCGGCGTGCGTGCCGAGCTTGATCCTTGCGTGCCCGCGTCGATTCTCGATCCAGGCGTCGAGCACCTTGCCCACGAGGTCTCCGCCACGGTGCGCTTCGGCGACGACGGAACCGCTCTTCCGCAATCGCTCGAGTTGCACCGCGCCTTCGCTGTGGTCTAAGACCTCCACGCCCTGGTACGGGAATTCACGGACGACCTCCGCCTCGCTGGAGAAGGTCAGTTCCAGCACGCCGTCTTCGTCGACCTTGGCGGATCCAGCCTCGATCTCGACGGAGCGCTGCAGGAAGCCCGTGCGGAACTCGCTCGGGCGAGTGGAGAGATCGACCTGCGCCCCTGCGCGGCCCTTCTCTCCTCCGTTGGGAGCCGCTCCCACGGCACCCTTGGATTGCTTCTTACTCACTGGCGTCGCCTTCCTGCTCGGGCGCTGGTGCGCCGCCTTCGTTCTGTTCGAGCGCGACGTCGACGGTCGTTCGGATCTGCCGCTTCCGGCGCTCTTCGATCTCGCGCTGCCGCTCGTCGAGCACGTCGTCGGGCTGCAGCCCCAGCTCGCGGATGATCGCCGACTCCGTGGTCGCGCCGATCTCCAGCAGCAGCCGCTTCGCCTGCGCGTCCTTGAGCGGATCCACCCAGTCCCAGCGCGGCGCCGCCCAGCGGTGCGCGCTGAACTTGTCGATGCGATCCGCCGGCAGCGGGCGCTTCGTCAGCGGGTGCAGGATCTGCCGCGAGAGCAGCGCCTGCTTCAGCCACGCCGTCGCGATCGGCTCGCAGAAGGAAGAGATCCACCAGCCCTGCACGGACTTGTACGTCGCGCGCTCTTCGATCAGCCCCTGCCGCGCGCCCGCGAAGTTCGAGTCGCCCGTATCGTTGGCGACGCTGGTGTAGCTCAGCCCCGCCGACATCCCGACGCGGCGGTGCATCACCTTCACGAACTCTGGCATCTCACCGTGCGGATACTTCGGCGACCAGTCGCTGATCCGCACCCCTGCCGGCAGCTCGTTCGCCTCGCCCGGTTCGAGGTTGATCGTCTGGTCTCCGGTCTCTGGATCTTCCTCGTCGCCCCTAAATCCCTGAGCGCCTGGATCCTTCTCGAAGAACAGCACCTGCGACGCACCGACCCGCGCGGCAGCTAGCGCAGCTTCGAGATAGCCGTCTAGCATCTTCATGGTCTGCAGCCCGTTCGAGAGCCACGGCAGCCCGCGCACCGCGCCGACCTGGTCGCTCTTGAAGACGTGGAGCATCTGCCCGTTCGGCTGCCCGAGCGCAGGGATCCGGACGTGCCGGTTCACGATCTCCAGCCCGTTCGAGCGCGGGCCCTTGTAGTCCTTGATCCAGTACGCCACCGGCCGGTTCCACTGGTCGACCTCGACGCCTTGCTTGATCCAGTTCCCGTTCGGCGCCTTCTCCACGAGCTTGTGGTCCATCATCTCCGCGTCGTGCAGCATGATCGCGAAGCGCCAGGGATTGTCGAATCCGAAGAGGAAGCGCACGAGGATCTCGCCGTCGAAGATCACCGACGACAGCGCCTGCCGCTGCATCTCTGCGAAGTTCGCGCGACCGCTCGCGTCGCAGTTCTCCGGGCGCCCCCAGCTCTTCCACGACGTCTCGATCGCCTGGTTCGCCTTCGTATCGACCTGCGGCGGAGCATCGGCAGGGCGGTCGTCTTCGAGCACCTGCGCCTGGTACTGCACGCCCTGCGCGCCGAGCACGTTGTTCTCGAAGAGCGTGCCGATCCGCCGCGCCAGCGGGTCATTCTTCTTTCGCTCTCGGGAGCGCGCGCGCAGCGAGGTCAGATCGTTGTACGTCACCGACTCGGCGCTCTCGGGCACCGTCGTCCATCCGGCCGTCAGCCGCGAGATCGTCGCAGCGACGTGGCTGCGGATCATCAGGAGCGGTCCGCGCACGCGGCTCTTCTTCGTCGGCACCTGCTGAACTTCGAGATCGCGCGCGAGGCTACCGTCGTCGATGTCGACCACGAGCTCGTTCCTCTCCTGCCAGGGCCAGCGCACAGTCGATCACCTCACCACAGGCGGTAGCGGATGCGCGGGCGGCGCCCGCCGTTCTGCACCTGCTCGTCAGCTTCGATCCGCTGCAGGCGCTGCTCCAGGCGCGACTCCGCGTCCAGCAGCTCCTCGTGGGACATCTCTCCGACCGATCGGCCACCGATGGAGTAGCTCGTGTGGCTCTCGCTCGCGCGCCCTTCGATCCGCGCGCGCACGGCTTCGAGCGCCTTCCGCGCCCACGAGCGACGATCCGTCGCCGTCGCCAGCGGATCGAGAACCTCGAAGCGCCCCGCCGCGATGTGGTGCACGACCGCCGGCGTGCCGCCGTCCGTGACGTAGCAGCGCCAGCGGTAGTCCCCGAGAGAGAAGGCGGCGGTCTGCACGCTGGTCAGCGCCACGGCGTAGGCCGATCCACTGGCGCCCGCCTGCACCTGCAGGTTGTGCGTGCCGTCGAGAGCGACGAACTCGAAGATCAGGTCCCAGGATCCGCCGGCTGGATACTCCGACACCGAGCGCTCCCAGGTCACGGTCTCGCCCTGGTAGAACTGCGTGGGTTCCTTCGAGAGATCCGCCACCGCTGCGCTCCTGCTCGGGTTCGGCGACAGAGTGCGGGGCGCTGCAGGCGCTGTCCACCGTCCAGTTGGACGCTCAATCCTTCCAGCGATCGACCCACCCGCGCTTCTTCTTCTGCCGCATCGACGGTGGGAGCTGCAGCCCCTTCGGCTCTTCCCGCTTCCGCTCGCCCTTCTTCTTCCCATAGATCCGCGAGAGCGCGCCCCACTGCGGGTTCAGGAGCTGCAGCGCTGCGAGTGCGTAGACCATGCAGTCGAGCGCTTCGTTGCGCGTTCGGTTCTTGAGCCACACCCGGACGGGGCGCCCCTTCCGATACTGCGTTTTCCGGGTCTCCGCGCACAGTTGCTTGAACCACTCGTCGTCGGCCCACGGCGCTTCGGGGACGTGGATGTAGCCTGGACCGCGCTGCGTCTCGCGCAGCCGTGAGTAGAGCTGTCCCTTCGCCGTATCGGCGCCCACGAGGAAGAGCTGCACCGGGCGCGGATCCCTGCCGGTCTTCTCTTTCCTCGGGCGCGCCACCAGCGGGCGCCCCTCGCCGTCGATTCCCTTCACCGCATAGATCCGCCGCGTCGAGCGCGTGCGCGCGAAGTCGTACACCACGCGAGTCTTGTAGCCCGAGTCGATCGCGCAGCACGCAATCGACATAGGGTTCCCGCTCTCGTGCGTGTAGCTCTCCTGCAGCCACTCGTCGAGCTGCGCCCACACCGCCGGCAGCTCGGGGTCGCCCTGGAAGATCGCGTGCTCGATCACCCACGACTCCTCGCCTTCGCCGAAGGCCACCGCCGTCGCCTCGAGTCGGTCGTCCTGCACGTCGACACCGGCCACGCAGCAGAGCGCACCCAGTGGGATTTCCGCGCCCTCGGGGAAGTTCTCGCGCCGCCGCTGGATCTTCTCCCAGTCGAGCCCCTCACCGCGAGCTTCGTAGCTCTGCCCGAGCACGACGTTCGTCCAGACTTTCATCTTCTCTTGCTTGTCGCGGTGGCGCTTCGCTTTCAGGAACTGCTCGACGCACTTCTCCCAGCTCTTCCAGCCCAACGGGGAGTAGAGCGCCGACAGATGGTAGCCCCGCACCCGCGGATTCCTGTCGGGATGGTCTGCGATCCACTGCCCCCGCTCCAGCATCCACGACTTCTTCGACTCCGGGATCTCCGCGCCGCAGGAGTCGCAGCGCAGGAAGGCGGTGCGTGGTAGGTGCTGCCCCGCCTCGTTCTTCTTCCAGTCGATGCGCCCCCACGTGATCTTGTCGAGCACGCCGCACTCGGGGCACGGGACGTGGTAGTAGCGCTGGTCGGTCTCTTCCCACATCTCCTCGATGCGGCTGCCACCCTTCACCGTTGGAGTGCAGCAAACGTAGGTCTTCGCCTTCCGGCCGAAGGCGCTGCTGCGCGTTTCGAGCAGATCCATCGGATCGCCCTCGCCGTCGACCTCGACGGGGTAGGCATCGGGCTCGTCGACGAAGAGATTGCGTGCGCTGAACTGCCGAAGCCCCTGCGCGCTGTTGGCGCCGGTCAGCGCGAGGATCCCGTCGCCACCGGCAAACTCTTTCAGCAGGAGCGTGTTGCCACCCTCGCGGCTCTTCTTCGGCTTCACGCTGTCGCGGATCGCGGGGCTGTTCGAGATCAGCGGGTCGAGCCGCTGCTTCGACGTCCGCTTCGCCATCTCGACCGTGGGCACGACCATCATGGTCGGCGCCGCCGCCGCCGCGTGCGCGAGGATGTAGCCGATCCAGTTGTTGCCGACCTCGCTGCCGCCGATCTGCGCGCCCTTCATAAACACCACGCGCTCGACGGGCGATCGGATCGACAGCGCGTCCATGATCTCGACCAGATACGGGGTGCGATCGTTGCGCCACGGTCCAGGCTCGGGGCTCTCGCGCTTCGTGAGGATCCTGCCAGGCTCGCGCCCTTCGCTCTCCGAGCCTTCGGCCCACTCGCTCACCGCGAGCACCGGCGGTGGCTCGAAGCCCTGAGCGTAGGCACTGAGCACGAGCGCCGTCGCGTCGCTGGTGTTCGGTGGCAGCACCAGCCCCGGCACGAGCTGCTGACCGTGCGCCTTCTGGATCACGCCGCCGCGCCTTCCTGGTCTTGGTCCACCGCTGCAGCGTCAGCAGCCACGCCGGCGGGGTCCTTCGACAGCGCCTGCAGCGCCTTCCGCAGCTCCGCGTCGACCAGCTCTTCGATCCGCGTCGGATCATCCTCCGCCGCAAGCGAGTCGGCCAGGCGCGCCGGCAGCGTGAGCAGGCGGTCCCGAACCGAGCTGGCGACGGCCCGCGCCGCCGCTGCCGCCTGCTCTGCGCGGATCAACTGGCCCACCTTCTCCTGATACTCCAGGCGCCGGATCGCTGCGTCGTAGGCTTCCCGCACCGCGCGCGCCTGGTGGTAGTCGGGCGCCCCGCCGCCTGGCAGGTCGCCAGCGGGCCCGCTGTCGCTCGGGGGCGGTGGCGTGGCCCCGCTGGAGCCTCGCGTCGCTGCGGCTTCCCTGGTGGCCGTGGCGGCGCTCTGGTGGCGCTTCGCGGGGCTGCTCCTGCTCTGCCACATCGCATCGGCTGCGAGCGGGTCGATCCCCTTCCGCGAGTCGCCGTCGATGTAGTGGATCCGGCCCGCCGCGAGCGCCTTCTGCACGCCCGCCTTCGAGCCCCCGAGCAGCCCGAGCGCCTTCCTGTGCTCAGCGTAGGCGCGGATCGACAGTCCCTTGGTGGGTTGGGGCCCCTTCTTCTTCGGCATCGCTCAGCGGCTCCAGGGCGGCAGTGAGAAGGCGCAGGGCGGTGCCGAGCTGCGGATGCAGAGCCCAGACGGGACCGAGCTGCCGGCGCGCCTGCAGGAGCTGCTCGCGCGCCACCTCCACCGCCCTGGTCCCCTGCGGCTGCATCCGAGCCCGCCCCCCCGTTCTGGCCTACGGTACTACCCACTGTGCTACTGAGAAACTAGCGAGACCCGGCGCCCCGCTTGCCCGCAACGTCCCCCCGGCGGAGTACCTTTGGCCCCAACGAGTTAGCCCGATCGCGCCATCTGTACCGCACCACGAGCGGCGGTCGAGAGCTTGACGCGGAGCCCGGTCCCGACTACGTCGTCGCTGGCCCCCGTAGCCTCGACGGGATGCGCTGCCGCCGGTGGCTGATCGCCCCGCGAACCCGATAGCGCCGGCGCTGCGAGCGATCGGCCACCGGCAGAGGTAGCGCGCACCGCACCACCGCCAGGGCTCGAATCGGTGCGGTGCAGCGGTCAGCCCTGCGCCTTCTCCAGCTCGCGCACCCGCTTCCGC